TCCCGAAGTACGTAAATGGGTTGTCAATAACCTGGACAATGATACTACTGTCCTACTGCGTCGTATTTACGATGCTTGTTATGATTCCTTGGTTCCGAATAGTATTCCTGCTGCTGTGCTTGTGCTTGCTAAGTATCAGTATCAAATGGCATTTGTGGCAGATCAGGAAATAAACTTACTTGCCTGTTTAACTGAAATAATGGTGGAGTGTGAATTCAAGTGATTGATGTATTTGGTGATCGAATTAGTATCGATGGAGAAGAATTGTATCCTGTAATTATTGATTCTTTTGTAGTTCCAGGGGCATTTATTACAAAAACTGCAAGAGTATATTCAGCTCTTAACAATGTAAGAATTCCTACTAAAAGTAGAGGATACATGAGTGTAGTTGATCTTTCTTGCATGAAAGAGAGAAAACCCCCAAAATATTATATGAATAAAATGGGTAAAATTCTTTATGAGTTTTGTGTCCCTCTTGATTGGGAAGGATTGGATAAATGGAAACAAGAAAACCAACGAGTTCTAAGGTTAAGCAAAGAAGGAAAGGAAATCAAAAGAAGAGGTAGAATATATAAGTTATTGCATCAGGTTATGATGCAAACTTTTAGACCTATTGACAAATATCCGCCAGACAGATTAAAAGATTGTTGGGAAGATATACCAGAGCAAGCAAAACAATGGATTAGAGAAACTGCGATTATAAATCATAAGGATCATAATCCATTAAATTGTTTGCTTGATAACTTAGAATGGGTTACATTTAGAGAAAATACTCAAAAGTCGGTTAATTATTATGGTGGAGTGTGAGTTCCAATGACAAGTATTCCAACTAAAATTGGTATGGCCCTTCTCATGGTCTATTGATTGACTATGGCTGGTATGGTTGCCAATGCATATTTTTATTATAATTATAACGTATGGAGTGTGAATTTAAATGATTGATGTAAAATTGCTACGAATTGTGACTGGTGAAGAAGTTATCGCAGAACTTCTATCTGAAACAGAAGAAACTATCACAGTCCAAAATGGTCTTGTAGTTCTTCCAACTAATAATGGTGTTGGATTTGCTCCATGGGCAACTGTGATTAGTAAAGAAGACCCAGAGATTACGGTTTCTAAAACTCATGTCGTATATGTCGCAGAAGTCCAAGAGGATGTCTGTAAGAAGTATAATGAAATGTTTGGTAGTAAGTTGATTACTCCAAACTCTAAAAAACTGGTTCTGTGACTTAAATGAGAATTGGAGTCATGTGTTCTGGAAACGGAACTAACTTTGAGAACATTGTTGAGAATTGTCCAGACCATGAAGTTGTAGTTATGATCTACAATATCAAAGGATGTGGTGCTCAAGAAAGGGCAGACCGATTGGGTATTCCCAACTGTCGTATTAAGAGTATTGATGAACAAAAAATCATTGATAAACTTAATAGGCACAAAGTTGATTTAGTAGTTCTTGCAGGTTGGATGAGGATTGTTACACCGGGATTAATTAATGCTTTTCCGAATAAGATAATTAATATTCATCCATCATTACTTCCAAAGTATAAAGGTCTTAATGCCGTTAAGCAGGCATTAGATAGTGGAGATAAAATCACTGGATGCACAGTTCACTATGTCACTGAAGAGTTAGATTCTGGAGGATGTATTGATTCTTCTTCGGTTCCTATTTGTGTAGGAGATACAGAAGAAACTTTACATCATAGAGTTCAGAGAGCAGAACATCGTTTACTTCCTATGGTAATCAATAATTTATTTGAGAATATAAATTAAATGGAATGGTTCATTGAATTATTACAAATGAGACAAGATAAAATTGATACACAGGGCATGAGTATTCCTTCTAAGGGTAATACCAATTCTAGGAGAGAGATTCCTCCAATGCCAGTGAAGCATCGTACAATCTTTACACCTGAAGAACGTAGAGAATTAAAGGATATTGTTAATGAAGCACTTGATGAGAGGTGGAACGACCATGAAGTTTAAAGCATTAGTATTCATTCGTCTACGATCACAGGTCGATGACTCTCCTGGTAATGCTGTGAGAGATGCCTGTAAGAGATTGTCTGAACTGGAAATTAAAAAATTGAGGTTAGGTAAGGTCATTGACATCTGGATTGAGGCACCTAATAAAGAGTATGCCGCAGAAGAAATAACTAGACTGAGTGGTAGATTTCTCGCCAATACTGTAATGGAGGATTGGTATTATGAATTGACTGAAATTGAAAGTTTTCCTAAAGGAGTTGAATAATGCCACATGAATTCGACCCATGCGAAGCACCCACCGAAGGTAAACTTGATAAGTGGGGATTTACAATTAAACCAACTATCAGTGATACTGAGTGTATTTTAATTTGTTTGAGAAATGCACCTTGCGGAATTGATAAAAAACAATCAGAACGTTTAGTAAAGGAGTTTGAAAATGGAAGGATTTAATGAACCGGGATCAAGCACTAAAAAAGAAATACCAGAGGAGGAATTGAAATCTATTGTAGAGCAACAACTCAATAATGTTGTTTCGATTCTAAAAGGAAAGTTAGAGTATGCTTCTACATATGATAATACTGGTAAAATCACTAAAAAAATTATTATTACTTACGATGAAACAAACTAAGAAATGTCAAGTTAAGTCCAAGTTCTACTATATCTTTTGGGGAACTGCTACAGCATCAGTTTTATTGGGACAACTATATGTCGGAACTGGATATAGGGTAATGGCAGAAAGCACTCTGAGTTTTCAAGATTACCTTGCAGAACTTTTAGATACTGCTAATACTTTCTGATGGGACTACTAAAGATTGATAAAAGTAAACTGGTGGAGGAAAAAGTCAAAACTACTCCCCAGAATGTAAAGGAAGCAAATGAAGCACTTTTTCGTGCTACAATGAACTTACCTACTGCCGCAAAACATTGTGGTATGACTCAGAAGGAAATGAAATTGACCTTCTGGGAATATTTGAAATATCATCCTCGTGATTATGAAAACCTTTCCTCTTAAAACTTGTCTAAGATATCCTGGTGGTAAGTCTAAGGCAACAAAGACTTTGGCTCCATGGTTTCCTGAAGACTTTAAAGAATACCGTGAACCATTTATTGGTGGTGGTTCTGTGGCATTTTATGCAACTCAGGCATACCCAGATGTCCCTGTATGGATCAATGATAAGTATGTGACACTCTATAACTTCTGGATTCAGTTGAGGGATAATGGTGAGGAATTATCTAATCGTCTGAATGAGATTAAGTCAAGAGTATCAAACTATCAATCTCAGGATGATAAGGATGCGGCACATAAAGAACTCTTCAATCAAACACGGGACGATATCAATAGTCAGGATGGACTTGATCGTGCCGTAAGTTTCTTTGTTCTAAACAAGTGTAGTTTTTCTGGTTTGACCGAGAACAGCACTTTTTCTAAAACTGCTTCTCGTTCTAACTTTTCCTTTATTGGTATCGAGAAACTAAAGAAGTATTCTCAACTTGCAGAGAAATGGAAGATTACAAATATTGATTACTCGGAGGTTATGAATGCTCCTGGTGAGGATGTATTCGTATTCCTTGATCCACCTTATGATATCAAAGACTTCCTTTATGGTAAGGACCGTGAGATGCATAAGTTCTTCGATCATGATAAGTTTGCCGAAGATGTATATAAGTGTCCACACGAGTTTATGATTACCTATAATGTGAATGATAGGTTGTTGGAACTGTATAAAGATTATCATTTGCGTGAATGGAAACTTCGTTATTCCATGGCACATCGTGGTGAGAAAGGAACTGATGAGAATGTAAAGACAGAACTTCTTGTCACTAACTATCCTACCGAAAAAGAAACTGTAAACGTTCTTGACCTTCTACTTTATGACTGAACTAAAAGACTGGCTCAACTCTATCAATCAAACTAAGAAGCATTTGATTGATGAAGACCCTTCACTCGAAAAAGAATATCCTCCTTATATTATCAATCGTTGTTTCTCTGGACATCTTGATACTTTGATGTTTGTCAATGAGATGAATAAGTATAATTTCCTTCCTAAAAGGTTACAATACGACTTCCTTATAAATATTGTGAGGAAAAAGAAGAGATTTTCTCCCTGGCTCCGACAAGATAAGATCAAAGATCTAGATTATGTCAAACGTTATTATGGTTATAGTAATGAGAAGGCAAAACAGGCTTTGAAAATTCTAACAAAAGAACAACTTAATTTTATTAAATCAAAATTTGATACTGGAGGAAAAGGATGAGTGTTGTTAGAGAAGCTGAAGTGAAGTGGTCACAAGACCAAATGGTGGAAGTGGTTCTGGGGGAACCAGATGACTTTCTAAAAGTGCGTGAAACTTTGACTCGTATCGGAGTTGCGTCTAGAAAGGAAAAGAAAATCTATCAGTCCTGTCACATTCTGCACAAACAAGGAAGATATTACCTTGTGCATTTTAAGGAACTATTTGCCCTTGATGGTAAACATGCAAATCTGACATTGAATGATGTTCAGAGACGTAATCGTATTGCACAACTACTTGCCGACTGGGGTTTGATTAGTATTGTAGATGCCGATAAAATTCAGGACATCGCACCACTCAATCAGATTAAGGTTCTTGCATTTAGAGATAAGCAAGACTGGATCCTTGAGACTAAGTACAATATTGGATCGAAGAAGAAAAGGACAGAAGAAACCGAATAAGATTTTGAGGGGTTGACACCCTCTTTTTTTATGTTATAATACATTGGTAAACCAATAAACACCCTGCATTTATGCAGCACTTTCTTTAGGGTTAGTGAATAGTTTGTTGATTAACTTATAAAAACCATGATTGAAATTAAAGATTTCACGGGTAATATTACCGTGAATTGCAATTATTCGCTACAAAAATTTTTAAACCTCCCAGAGGTCCCTTGCCAAAGA